GTTAAAAAACAATCAAAAATAAGCATTAACTTTGCAAGATATGCTAACAGTGGAATATATAGTGAATTAGTACAATAAATGAAAGATATTAAAATAGATATATCTAATGTAGGGTTTCCAAGCCAGTATGTTTCAGATGCTGAAAAAGCAACTGAAGAGTATGGTCTAATGATAGGCCAGGCAATACAATATGAGTGGTTTAGAAAGGATTCTTCTGCGTGTAGATATTATAGTCGTTGGCAAGACTTTAACAGATTACGGTTGTATGCACGTGGAGAACAACCTATAGCCAAATATAAAAACGAATTAGCAGTAGACGGAGATTTGTCTTATTTAAATCTTGATTGGTCAATCGTTCCTATAATACCTAAGTTTGTAGACTTAGTTGTGAATGGAATGAATGATAGATTATTTAAGGTTAATGCTTACGCACAAGACGCTATGTCACAATCAAAGCGTAGTGCTTTTCAAGATATGATAGAGGCACAAATGGTTTCTAAAGAACTGTTAAGCATTATTCAAAAAGGCACAGGTGCTGACCCTTTTACAATGTCTCCTGATGACCTTCCCAACACCGATGAAGAACTTGCATTATACATGCAGTTAAATTATAAGCCTGCTATAGAGATAGCAGAAGAAGAAGGTATTGACACTATATTTGCTGAAAATCATTATGATGACATTAGAAAAAGATTAGATTATGATTTAACTGTTTTAGGAATGGCTTGTGCAAAACATGAGTTTTTGCCTGGAAGTGGTGTCGAGGTAAAATATGTTGACCCAGCTAATTTAATTCATAGTTATACGGAAGACCCACAATATAAAGATTGTTTTTATTGGGGAGAAATTAAAACTGTTGCTATAACAGAATTAATGAAGATAGACCAGTCTTTAACGCTAGACGACTTAAAAGAAATTAGCCAATACAGTCAAATGTGGTATGATTATTTTAACATGCGTCAATATTACAATAATGATATTTTTTATAAAGACACTGTTACGTTAATGTATTTTAACTACAAGACTACTAAAAAATATGTTTACAAAAAGAAAGTAAATGAAAATGGTGCTACTAAAATTATAGAGAAAGATGATTCTTTTAATCCGCCAGAAGAAATGATGGAAGAAAACAATTTTAGGAAAATATCTAAAACTATTGATGTTTGGTATGATGGTATTATGGTAATGGGTACTAACATTATGCTTAAGTGGGAATTAATGGAAAACATGGTAAGACCAAAATCTGCTACTCAAGCAGCTTTACCTAATTATGTTGCAACTTCTCCACGAATGTATAAAGGTAGAATCGAATCATTAACAAAAAGAATGATTCCATTTGCAGATTTAATTCAGCTTACTCATTTAAAATTACAGCAAGTAATATCACGAACTGTTCCTGATGGTGTATATATAGATGCAGACGGATTAAATGAAGTAGACTTAGGTACGGGTAATGCATACAACCCAGAAGACGCGTTAAGATTATATTTTCAAACTGGTAGTGTTGTAGGTAGAAGTTACACACAAGAGGGGGAATACAATCAAGGTAAAATACCTATACAACAATTAACTTCTAACTCGGGGGCTAACAAAACACAAATGCTTATTACCAATATGAATAACTACATCAACATGATTAGACAGGTAACGGGATTAAGTGAAGCCAAAGACGGTAGTAATCCTGACCCTAATGCATTAGTAGGTATTCAAAAATTAGCTTCTTTAAATTCAAACACAGCTACGCGTCATATTTTAGATGGTTCTTTATATATATACAGAACATTAGCAGAAGGGTTATCTTATAGAATGGCGGATATTTTAGAATACGCAGAGTTTAAAGATGAATTTGCAAATCAAATAGGTAAATACAATGTAACTATTTTGCAAGAAATGAATGAGTTGTATATATATGATTTTGGTATTTTCATTGAAGTAACTCCTGATGCAGAAGAAAAAGCTCAACTGGAACAAAATATTCAAATGGCTTTACAAAAAGGTGATATAAATTTAGAGGATGCAATCGATATTAGAGAAATTCATAATCTAAAGCTAGCAAATCAGCTTTTAAAAATGAAGCGTAAAAGTAAAGAAGAAAGAGATAGACAGTTCGAAATGCAGAAGCAACAGCAGCAAGGGCAGATACAAATGCAGTCTCAACAAATGGCAGCAGAAACAGCTATGCAAAAAATTCAAGCTGAAAGTCAAGCTAAAATGCAATTAGAACAAGCCAAGGTAGCTTTTGAGATTGAAAGGTTAAATGCGGAAGCTCAATTAAAAGGAACCTTAATGGATAAAGAATTTGGCTATAATCAACAATTAAGAGATATTAGCGAAAGAGGATTGAGAGATAGAGAAATGCAAAGAGAAAAAGCTAAATCTGACCGAATTAGTCAGGCTAACAATGAACAGTCTAGATTAATAAATCAAAGAAAAAACAATTTACCACCTCAACGGTTTGAGTCAAATGAAGACAGTTTAGATGGTTTTGATTTATCAGAGTTTGAGCCTAGATAAGCTTAAATTTAACATTAAAATAATTATTAACTTTGTAAAAAATTAAATTAAATGGAATTAAAAGTTAGAGAAGTAGGGAAAGTAGAAGAATCTGCTGCCCAAGTAGAAGAAAAACTACTAAAAGAAAACGAAGAAAAACAAACTATTCAAGAAGAAAAAAGTGTTGAAGCAGCTACAGAGCCACAACAAGAAGCAGAAGCTGTGCCAACAGAACAAAAATCTTTAGAAGAAAAAGATGTTCTTGAATATATAAGAAATAGATACGATAAGCCTATAGAATCATTTGATGATTTAATGGCAAAGCGAGAAGAAAAGGAAGAATTACCTGAAGATGTCGCAGCGTATTTTAAATATAAAAAGGAAACAGGGCGTGGAATTAATGATTATGTAAAACTTAATCGAGATTTTGACGAAATGAATCCTGATGTTTTGTTAACTGAATATTTTTTAGACAGTGAAACAGCAATAGATGAAGAAGATGTAGAGGCCTTAATGGATGATTATACATTTGATGCAGATATTGATGATGAAAAAACTATTAAAAAAATAAAGTTAGCAAAGAAAAGAAAAATTGTTGAAGCTAGAAAATACTTTAATGAGCAGAAAGATAAGTATAAACAACCGCTTGAGTCAAGCAAGGAAGTTTTATCTAATGATGCTCAACAAGAATTAGACCAGTATAGACAATATGTTGATGATGCGAAAACGCAAGCAGAACAGCAAAAAAGAAAAGCTGATTGGTTTGCACAAAAAACAGAAGAGGTGTTTTCGAATGAATTCAAAGGTTTTGAGTTTAAGGTAGGAGAAAATAGCGTAATGTACAATCCAGGAGAAGCAACTGAATTAAAGAAATCTCAAGGAAATATTATGAACTTTGTTCAAAAATATTTAGGCGAAGATGGATTAATGAAAGATGCACCAGGATATCATAAAGCGTTATCATTAGCGATGAACCCTGAAAAGTTTGCTCAGTTCTTTTATGAACAGGGTAAAACTGAAGCAATAGAAAGCGATGCGCGTAAAACTAAAAATATAAATATGAAGTTACGCTCTGCGCCCGAAGTTGTTAAACAGGGAGGGACGCAAATTAGAACTGTTAATAATGACTCTGGAAACAGATTAACAATTAAGAGTTCACGAATTAGAAAATGATTTATTAAACTTAAAAAAAATTAGAAATTATGCCAGGAAGTATTGAAACAGGTGGCTTGTTAAATTTTCAGTTGCAGCCAAGTGCGCAGCAGATTACAACATCCACTAATTATATCAATAACTTTGATTTCTTAAGTACTTATCTTCCAGATACGTATGAAAAAGAATTCGAACGTTATGGTAACAGAACAGTATCATCATTCTTAAGAATGGTAGGTGCTGAAATGCCTTCAAACTCAGATAAAGTAATCTGGGCGGAGCAAGGTAGATTACACGTAAAATATACAGGAGTAACATCAGGTGCAGCAGCGGCTCAAGACACTGCTACATGGACAGTTCCAGCAGCTCAAATAATTCCAGCTACACAGCCACAAACTGGTGCAGCAGGAGGAATTGCTATAAGAGTTGGACACACTGTTATGTTCTCTGACTCTACACCAGGGTCTACATTCACTAACAAAGCAGTTGTAACAGCTGTAGATTATGCTAACAGAACGTTTGACGTAGCTTATTATGAAGCTGGAGGTCAAACTATGGCAGCAGCAGTTGATTGTGATGTATTTATTTACGGTTCAGAATTTAAAAAAGGTCAAGTTGGTATGCCAGAAACTTTAATCTCTGACGATTCTATATTCTCTAATTCACCTATTATCTTAAAAGATACTTACAAGGTGAATGGTTCGGATATGGCTCAAATCGGATGGATTGAAATTTCAGGTGAAGACGGGGCTAATGGATATCTATGGTATCTAAAGTCTGAGCACGACACAAGATTACGTTTTGACGATTACCTAGAAACAGCTATGGTGGAAGCAGTTCCAGCAGAAGCAGCTTCAGGAGCTATTGCGAATGCAGCAGGTATAGCAGGTAACAAAGGTTCAGAAGGTATCTTCCACGTAGTGGGGACAAGAGGAAATGTATGGTCAGGTGGAAACCCAACTGTCTTAGCTGACTTCGATGCAATTATCGAAAGATTAGATAAGCAAGGCTCTATTGAAGAGAATGTATTATTCTTAAATAGACAATTTGGTTTTGACATTGATGATATGTTAGCTTCACAAAACTCATATGGAAACGGTGGTTCTTCTTATGGTCTTTTTGACAATGATGAAGAAATGGCGTTAAATTTAGGATTCAGAGGATTCCGTAGAGGATATGACTTCTACAAGTCTGACTGGAAATACCTAAATGACCCTACAATGAGAGGTGGACTAGTTGGAGGAGCTATCAATGGATTGATGGTGCCAGCAGGTTCAACTACAGTATATGACCAAATTTTAGGTAGAAATGCTAAGAGACCATTTTTACATGTTAGATATAGAGCTTCAGAAACTGAAGATAGAAGATATAAAACATGGATTACTGGTGGAGCAGGAGGAGCAGCTACGTCTGATGTAGACGTAATGTCTGTAAACTTCTTATCTGAAAGATGTGTATGTACTATGGGTGCAAATAACTTCTTCTTATTTAAAGCTTAAGAAGATAATTAATAAGGGGAGGGGTTCGCTCCTCCCTTTTTTTTAATCTAATAAAATCTAATAAAATGAAAAAGAAAACATTAAAAACAGAGACATATGTCTTGCAAAACGGTGAATCACCGTTATCTTACATGCTAGCTTCTCATCATAATAAAAGAAATACATTGTTGTATTGGGATGAGGAAAAACAAATTAATAGAGAATTATGTTACGCTAGAAATCAAAAATCAATTTTTGCTGACGAACAAGATGGGAATAAAATACTAGAACCTATTGTATTTGAAGATGGAATGTTAATTGTTCCTAAAGACAACCCTATGCTTCAACAGTTTTTAGAATTCCATCCTAGTTATAATAAACTTTTCCGTAAAGTAAATACCGAAAAAGATGCTGCTCAAGAAGTTGAAGTGTTAAACGCACAAGTAGAGGCTTTAGTAGAAGCTCGTGCAATGGAGATTGGACAGCTAGAAACAGTATCTCGTGTTTTATTTAACGTAGATGTTAGTAAAATTAGTACAGCAGAATTAAAAAGAGACGTATTAGTTTATGCTAAAAATGAACCTGAAAACTTTTTAAACATTATAAACGACCCTATGCTTAAGCTTATGGCTGAAGTGCAATCATTTTTTGATGATGGAAAGTTAATGATGAAAAAACAAAATGTTCACTTTAACACTAAGACTAATAAAAAACGAATGATGACTGTGCCTTTTGGAGAAGATAGAAATGAAATGATTTCTCATTACTTAAAATCTGACGAAGGTATAGAAACATTAAAGTTTTTACAAAAAATAAAATAATCGGTGTGTAGGCACATATTTTAAAAAGAGAGACTGCTTAAAACAGTCTCTTTTTTTTTAGTTATCTTTGTACTTTATTAACCTAATTTTATTATTTATTATGGAAAAATACATAACAATTAAAACAGCGTTGGGAAATTTTATGATTTCTTGCAACGATATTAAAGGCATAGAGCAATTAAGTACTACTAAAGTAAAAATGATTTACGGAAACGGTAAAAACATTGAGCTAGACCACACGGCAGTTGGAGCAGCAGTTGTTACACCAAGAACTCTTGTAAGTGATGCGGTAGAAGCAGCTTTATCAACCGACTGGAGAAGTGTAACCCGCGTTGTAGACTGTTCTTTTGTTGCAGCATCAGGCGCACAAGCAGAATGGACGGCTGTATCACAAAACTAATATTAACCTAATTTTATTATTTATTATGGAAAAATTTTTAAAAATTAATGTCGCAAGCTCTGGAGGCCCTACGCAACTAGTAGCTTTACACGACTTAAAACTAGTGGAACAAACTAGTACTACTGTTGTTAAACTTTCTTACAACGGTGGAAGAGTAACTACTATTACTTGGCCTAATGGTGAAGCATTTCCTGCATTACAGACTTCTGTACAAAATGCAGTAAAAGCAGCTTTAGCAACAGGTTGGACTGAAGTAGCTTACCCTTATCTCGCGAAGAAAGATGGATATGTTGACACAATAGCAACAGCTTAAATGTATATAAAAATGGAAAAATTTTTGGAAATAGATGTAGCAAGAGAAGTCGATAGTGGACAGGCTACATCAGATGGGACTGGTTCAGGAAATGGGCCAAATAAATTAAATGACTCAGGTCAAAACTTTGTAGCTACAGTAGCTGTTGGAGACTGGGTATATGTTTACGGAGTAAATGGTACGCCACAAGCGTCACCGCATTTATATCAAGTGGCTACAGTAGACAGTAATACAGAACTTACTTTAACTCCTAAAGGCGCTACAGCTGGATTAGGAACTGGAGTTGTTAATCAAGGAGATTATTATATATATTCTAATACAGTGACTCAGAGTCAAATGGTAGGAGTGTCGGATGTAATTACTGCTAGAGAAAATACTCCTGACGCAGCAAATGTTAAATTAAACCTGCTATATAATAGAGATAATCCTCAATTATCAATACAATTTGTATATGCAAATAATGGTGCTAACGATAACAGTGCAGATATGATGAATGGATATAATGAAGCAGTGGAGAATTTATATCATTCTACATGGCCAAATGTTACAGGCAAGTGGGAAGATAAAATAACAAATGCAGGAGTTGTTTCTAAGGCCTATAAAATATTAAGTATTAAAAAAGTATAGATTAAACTCAATATAATTAAGAGAGGTTGCTAAAAAAAAGTAACCTCTTTTTTTTTACTTATCTTTGTAGAAAGAATATAAAATGATTAACTCTGTTAGAAATACTGTATTAGCCATATTGAATAAAAACAACTATGGTTACATTTCTCCTAGCGATTTTAATTTATATGCTAAACAAGCTCAATTAGATTTATTTGAAGACTTGTTTTATGAATATAATTATCAAATTATTAAAGAGAATATGCGTCAATCAGGGACTGGTTACGCTAACATTGCTAAAGGAATAGTAGAGGTAATTGATTTATTTTCCACTACAGCTGTATTAGCTAATCCTGCCCCAGGAACAAATGAATACACAATGCCAGCTGATTATTATTTAATTAATAAAGTTTTATGTTATGATACAGCGGGAACTTCCCTTACGGGTGAAGCGGAGCGTGTAAGCCATAGTAAAATTACATTGTTAAATTCATCTAATTTAACTGCGCCTACTACCACGTACCCAGCATATACCACGCAAGCAGCTGTGATGACTGTGTATCCATCAACTATAAACGCAGCAGGTCAAGTTCAAGCACAATACATAAGGTACCCTGCCGACCCAGTATGGACATATTTACAAATAACTGGAGGAGAGCCTGTGTTTGACGGAAGTAATGTAGCTTATCAAGATTTTGAATTATCAGCTGATTATGAAACCGATTTAGTGGTAAAGATTTTACAATATGCAGGCGTATCAATAAGAGAAGCAGCTGTAGTTCAATATGCAAATACAGCCGAAATTAACGAAAATACATCAGAACAATAATGTCATACTTAAACGGATATCAATATTATACAAATTCAGGAACTGCACCGCAAGATGCAAACTGGGGCTCATATCAATATGTTAGTCTTGATGATATAGTAAATAATTTTTTATTAATGTATGACGGAAATCATTCATTGGTTAATAATGAAGAAAGATATAAAATAAGATTTCACGCAAAAAGAGCAATACAAGAATTAAATTATGATGCATTTAAAGAAGTAAAAGCTTTAGAATTAAATGTAGGAGAAGATTTACGATTTATATTACCTATAGATTATGTTAATTGGGTAAGGGTATCTATGTATAAAGATGGTGTATTAAGACCATTGACTGAAAACATACAACTCAACACAGCGTCTGCATACTTGCAAGACAGTGATAACAATTTATTGTTTGACCAGAATGGTAATATATTGCAGCCAGAATTTGCTACGATAGATGTAGACAGGTTAAGGGGAACAGAAAAAACTATGTACATAAACAACAACAGCGCTTATGATGGTCTTATGGGGTGGTGCTACAATGGATGCTGGTACTTTGACTTCCCTATTGGAGGGCATTATGGATTAAACACTGAAACGGCTAATGCTAATCCCACATTTAATATCAATAAAAAAAGCGGAACAATTACTTTTAGTTCAAATATAAAAGAACAATTATGTATTCTTGAATATATATCAGACGGAATGGAAGGTGGTGTAGATGCAGATGTTACCGTTAATAAATTATTTGAAGATTATATATACGCTTATATGCAATATGTTATTCTTAACTCTAAAATCGGTGTTCAAGAATATATTGTAACTCGTGCTAGAAAAAACAAATCAGCTTTATTAAGAAATGCAAAGATTAGATTAAGCAATATTCATCCAGGGAGATTATTGATGAATATGAGAGGAAAAGATAAGTGGATAAAATAAGATGGCTAAAACTACAAGAAATTTTATACAAGGCAGAATGAATAAAAGCGTTGATGAACGCTTAATTCCACAAGGTGAATATATAGATGCATTAAATGTAAGACTAGGTTCAACTGAAAATTCTGAAATAGGTTCAGTAGAAAACTCTAAAGGAAATAAACTTTTAGTAACCCCTGAATTTCCAACTGGCACTACACATGCATTTCAATGTCTAGGGGCTTATGCTGATGCCGCTAATGAAACTATATATTGGTTTATTCACGCAGACACCGTTAGCATTGGTTCAACTACAAAATTAGACATGATTGTGTCTTATAATAAGCTAACTCAACTTACAACTAATCACGTAGTTAGTATAGATGACGGTAATGGTGTAAATACTACATTAAATTTTAGTGACACTTATTTAATCAATTCTATAAACAAAGTAGAAAATTTATTGTTTTTTTCAGACAATATAAATCCTCCACGTTTCATAGATGTAAATAAAAATTACCCTGACCCTGTGGGTAATATCGACCAGTTTACAGCTGAAAGTATTTTAGTAATAAAAAAACCTCCTGTTGCGGCACCCTCAATAAGACAATTCAATACAAGTCAATCTGAAACTTATATGGATGAAAGATTTATATGTTTTGCTTATAGATATAAATATGCTAATAATGAATACTCTGCAACGTCTCAATGGACTTTACCTGCTTTTAGCCCTAAGCCTTTTAATTTAAGTTTAGAAAGTGCTTTAAATGAAGGAATGGTAAATAATTTTAACACTGTAGAAGTAACATATAATACGGGTAGTTCATTAGTAACTGAAGTAGAGCTGCTTTTTAAAGAAGCTGCAAGTAATACTATCAATATTATCGAATCATTTAATAAAGATGAATTAGGATTAGGCGATAATAACAATGAAACGATGATGTTTGATAATAATAAAATATTTACAATACTCGCGGATTCTGAAATTTTAAGATTATATGACAATGTTCCTTTGTTAGCAAAGGCACAAACTATAATGGGTAACAGGCTAATGTATGGTAATTATGTTGAAGGATATGATTTAGTTGATTCTTTAGATAGCCCAATACAGTTTGATTATATAGCATCACTAAAACAAACAGCAATTAATGAAACATTTTTGACACCAGTTTTTTCTGCTGGTAGTTATCAAATAGATTGTATTACTAGTAGTCCAGCTACTACAAGTTCTACAGATGCAGTTATGACTATTTATTTAACAGAGGATGGAACAGCTGGAGGAACGCCAATACCATTAAAAAGTGGAATGGTGTTAGATTTTGATGTTAACTTTATACATCATCAGTTTACTGGAAATACTTCGGGTGCTTTTACAGCTCCAACTTCAACCACGCCTTTAACTAATCTTTCATTTACATTTGTTTTACCTCAAGATTATGCGTCAGCTTTTTCTTTAGCAACTAGCCCTGAATTTGTTGCTTTTATGGGCTCTCCTACTAACATTCAAAAAGTAGTTGATTGTGCTACTGGAACATCTGTGTCCGATAGATTTAACTGTTTACTACCTTCAGGATTAGCTGGTGCAAGCGGAGGTTCTACAACTACTTTATCAAAATGCTGGAGTGGTACTAAAGATTTATTTTGCACAGGTAACACAGCTTTGTTTGACACGGCCTTTGCTACACTAGGTATTTTAACCAATTCTTCAAATTCAGCTTCACTGGGTATTCAATTGATGTCTATGGCTTATGTAGATACTTGTCCTCAAAATGGAGCGGCCACAGCAACACAAGTAGTATATGAATATTATAAATTTAGTGGAGCTCAAGTTAATCTTAAAAGTATTGACACTTTGCCAAGTTTAAAAAGTAACAGAAACTATGAGGCTGCTATTGTTTACATGGATGATTTTAACAGAAGTAGCACACCTATAGTTAGTCCTAACAATACAGTTGCAGTAACTTGTGCTGATGCGGTAAATCGTAATCAAATAAAAATAGAAATACCTACAACAATGCATCCGCCAAAATGGGCAACACGATACAAGTTTTGTGTTCAACCAGACAGAAGCGGTTATGAAACTGTATATACAAATTTATTTTTTCAAGACCCTAAAAGTGCAAGAATATGGTGTTTGTTAGAAGGAGAAAATGCGCAAAAAATAGAAAAAGGAGATAGATTAATTGTTAAACGAGATAGCGATGGCCCGACTAGTAGATGTATATATTCTACTGTTTTAGAAAAAGAAGTAAAAATTGATGATTTTATCACAGTACCTATCCCTGGTACAACTGAAAATGCTGTAGTGCCTGCGGGAGCTTATATGGCTTTAGCGCCAAGAAACTTTTCAGCGGCATTAGACTCAGACGCAGTGTATAATCCAGGGACTGACGGTATGTTTACAGGCACTGGCAACACTTTTAAAAATCCATCGAAGAATAGTGATTACGGGCCTCAGGTAGGATATCTGTTAAGTACTGTTGCAAACTCAACTGGTGCAACTACTGCTGACCCTACATATGCAGATGTGCCTGTTCCTCAAGGAAGTATTATTAATATGAGTTTTCGTTTTGCTAGAATCGGGCCAGGAGACGGAAACAAAAATTGTGAGAGAGTAATTTATGAACTAGAACTAAACGGACTTGTATCTCAAAATTCTTATGTAAATATGTACGATTGGTTTGAGGGTGATAACATAGAGTCATTATTAAATGGAGGAGAATGGGAAGTAGGAGATTCAGGGGCTGACGGTAATTTTGAATACTTTACTGGCCTGTATTATGGAGGAGCTTCATCTAATGTAATTACAGTTGCTCAACAAGCAGCTAGCGCTGTATTTTCACAAAATGTAAAAGACTTTGGAATTACATTTTTTAGAGCTAATAATTCAGCAGGTAACGCAAGTACTAGTAATGCTTTAGGTGTGGTAGTTAGAGGTGGTCGAGCATGCGGAGGTTCAGAAAAAAGAAGAAGTAGAATTACAATGTCAATTCAAGTTTTTAAAAGTGATAACACTTTAGTTTTTGAAACAGAGCCTACAGACGCAGCACCAGGAATATTTTTTGAAAGCTCCGACACATTTGATATAACAAATAATTTTCATTTATCAGGCAGCGCAGCTGGCGACCAAAATCAAACTGCGTCTCAGCCCGCGATTATTACTATATCTTCAGCTAATTGTTTTGTTTTTGGTAACGGGGTAGAAAGCAACAAGATTAGAGATTCTATTTCAGGTAAAAGTTTTAATTTAGGAAATAGAGTTTATGGAGCAAGCGAACAGATATATAAGCGAGCTCATAGATTTGCCGATATTACTTATAGTGGAATATATAACGATGAGTCAAACATAAACAAACTTAACGAATTCAATTTAGGTTTGGTTAACTTTAAACCTCTTGAAGATAGATATGGCCCTGTTGAAGTTTTATCAGGTAGAAAAACAGACGTGCTAACATTGCAAGAAGATAAAATATCTTATGTCTTAGCAGGAAAAAATTTATTATCAGATGCTGCTGGCGGAAGTGCTTTAACGTCTGTACCTCAAGTATTAGGAACTCAAATAGCTAGAATAGAAAAATACGGTATTAGTAATAATCCTGAAAGCTACACAGAATGGGGTTCAGATAAGTTTTTTACTGATGTTAAAAGAGGAGCTATAATTCAACTTAAAGGTGCATCAGCAGACAGTGAACGATTGGGAGTAATATCAGAAGTTGGTATGCGTGGATATTTTAGAGATTTATTTAATGAGTCTTTTACTTACCAAAAAATTGGAGGGTTTGACCCATATATGAATGAATATGTTTTAAGCATAAACAATAACAGGCTTCCTCTTGAAGACATTAGATATGCTTGTGGAGTAAGCAATACATTTACTGTAGAAGCAGGTTCTCCTGTAATACTCTTATACCGCCTTACAGAAACTTCTGGTAATGCAAGATTAGATTATACATTTGGCGATGGTAGTGGTAGTACTACAACTATAACGGCTGCATGGGTGGATGAAGCTGGCGTTTCACAAAGTGTTACTAGTGGAGCGGTAAGTGTAGATGGCTTTATAACTGTAACTCGTAATGTACCAAGTATCGTAGATGTTACCATTACAATAACCCAAACAGCAGGTTTACAAAGCGTAACAATAAATCAAGCTTGTCCGTCAGCTGCTACTGTAAATATTGTTCAAGTTTGTTTAACAAATGATGACGAAAATACTTTATCTTCATACAATCAATATTACTGGAATACGTTTAGTGGTGGCCCGTATACTCCTCCTTATTACACCAACCCAACGTATACATCTTCTTTAACATCTACATTTGTAGATTTTGCTCAAGGAAGTACAACACCAGTTATATCAAATTACGCTATAACAACTGGATTAACAGGTCAAAATAGTTTTCCACCAACAGGTGCTTATATTACTATGGTGTCAAATAAAATAGCGCCAGCCAATTTTACTTTTGATTCGACTAATGATAAATTTTATTATTTAAATAGTAATACTTTATATGGTAACAACGTTACAGATATGAATACTTTATTAGCTGCTGCAACCGAAGCCACTCCTATAACCGAAGAAACAGCAGGAGTAACTTATAGCGCGCAGTTTATAAGACCTGGCTCTAACACTACCTACTTATACATGGTATGGGATTACAGAAGTATACAAGCAACAAATTTAAGTTTTAAAGCAGGCACAGGTAATACAGCAGCTGACAGGTTTAGCGCTTGTTGTGTAAATCCTCAAACAGCATATTATTTAGACGGAGCAACTTTGTCTAGTGCTAATGTGATATATCAAAACTCATTACTAACTGTTGTAGCTCCAGACGGATATTATAGTGATGGTGCTTATGTAAGACTACAAAAACTAGGCGCTTTACAACCTGACACTACAGCATGTGCTTGTGGGGTAAGTTGTTCAGGTTCCGCAATATACTGGAAAACTACACCTCTTGCAGTGTATAAGTCAACTCATACTTTTACTACTAATGGAGCAATAATAGTCAATTTTATCCCGTGGGAAACCCCTGTAGGTATACAAGTAACTTATGATGGTGTTATATATAATAAGTTTTCATCTACTATATTTGGCGATGTGGCTCCAAACAGTTTAAATACGCCAGTGTTTTTAGGACAAACAAGTTCAGGTACTCCGCCAAGTGCTGGAAATTACCCAGTAGCCGAATTAAACTCACAGTCTCAATATCAAGTTATACCTAATACTACTCAGTATGTAAGTGTAGGGGCGGGCCAAATAAAAACTTCACTTGGAAACCCAGGTATATGTAGTATAGTTGTGCCTGCTACTAATACAAATATAAAATATCTTGAAATAGAAGTATATAATTTAATAACTGCTCCTTCAGAATATTTATCTAAATATATACAAGTTAATTGTCCAGCTAATTTAACCTCATTTAGTTCAAGTGGATTTACAAGAGCTAATAATCCAGCCGCTTGTTTAGACCCTAATGATGCTATTGATTTATTCCGACAGCCAAATAATCCAGCGCAAGCTATTATAAGTGTTAATGACCAGATTTATGCAAATAACAATGGAGATTTAGCTGTCAATACTGATGCTTCATCACCAGGATATGCTAACAGAGCATTTAGTGCAGGAGGTTGGATAAGAGTAGAACAACAAGCAAATGGAGTAACAGCATTACAGTTAAGTGATGAAAGTATAGTAATTGCAACAAGTTCAACTTGCGCACCATAAAAATTTAAATATGCCATTTAGTAATCAAACCATAACATATAGTGAATCCGTACAAGGGTTTCCATCTTTCTATTCTTATATACCAGAAAAAATATTAGGAATGAATGGGTTTTTGTATACATTTAAAAACGGTAAGTTGTATCAGCATAATGATAATACAGCTCAACGAAACGAATATTATGGAGCAACATATCCATCTACAATAACCAGCGTATTTAATGAATCCCCTTTAGAAAATAAAATATTTAAATCTATCGGTATTCAATCTGATGATAACTGGGGTGCTACTGTTACCTCAGATATTCAAACAACAGGTTTTATTACAAATAGTTTTTTTGTAAAAAAAGAAGGAGAGTGGTTTGCATATTTAAGAAATAATGAAGCTGCTCCAATTAGTGGAGAATTTGCTTTGCGTTCTGTTCAAGGAATAGGAATCCAATCAGTAAGAACGGGTGTGGGTACAAACAACTGTGTAATTACATTCCCAGCTGGTGTTCCATTGCCGTCAGGTATTATGCCTGGTACAAGCGTTGGGGATATAGTATATTTTACTATAGCTCCATTTAACACTGTTATGACTCCATCCAAGGCGGGGGAAGTTTTAGGGGTTGATAGAACAGCTAATACTATAACATTAGACAATACAAGTGTAAATCTTCCAACAACTGGTACAGATGCGTATATTATGTTAATTAAAAACTCAATAGCAGAGTCTCATGGTATACTGGGTCACTATGCAGAGTTTACTTTAACAAACACAAATACTGCGGCAGTAGAGCTGTTTGCTGTAGATTCAGACATTATGAAAAGTTTCCCTTAAAATTAGTATCTTTGTGATAATTATTTAGATGAGTAATAAAGAAACACTAATTGCAGCACAAGTATTAGGAGAAGTTACCTCTAAGCGAGGAATGATGTGGGAGAAAATTGCAGAGTTTCAAACTCAGTTAAAAGAAATAGAAGAAGTTTTAACGCATAAATCTGGAGAAGAACAAAGCAAGGGGTTACAAAAATATTTCCCTTTAGAGCATACTTTTGAAGGTGGTCTTTATACCAGACAAGTGTTTATGCCAAAAGGCTCAGTTGTAGTTAGTATGATACATAAAACAAATCACCCTTCTTTTTTATTGAAAGGTGAATTATCCTACTTAACAGATGAAGGGAAAATATGTAGAATAAAAGCTCCTTATACAGTTTTTACTAAAGCAGGAGCTCAAAGAGTTTTCTACATACATGAAGATGTTGTGTGGACTTGTGTGCATAAAACAAACAAAACAAATGTAAGGGAAGCAGAGCTTGAATTATTTGTAAATGATTTTAAAGATTTGCCTAAAAGTATAATAAATAAAAGAAATAAAATATGGCAGCAGTCGCAACCGCAGTTATTGCAGGAGTAGGTCTACTTTTATCAGCTACAGGAATGGGTATAAATTTTGCCGCTGCGGGTCGAGCAAGAAGAGCCCAAGCAGATGCAGAGTTTGATGCAGAAAATGCAATGAAAGAGGCTAGAAAAAAACTTAATGTAAATTTTTACGAAAACCTCTCTATCAATAAAGAAGCTTATGAACTAGAAAGAGAAGCTTTATTATCAGCAGGAGCGCAAGCAACCGCAGCAGGAGCGGAAAGCGAAAGAGGAGCCGCAGCTGTAGCAGGTAGAGTTTTAGCTGCACAAAATCAAGCGCAAGCACAACAAAGAGTAGCAATGAGTAAAGAGCAAAAAGCTTTAGAGGCTATGATAGCTAAAGAAGATTCAAGATTGCGTGATGTGAAAGTACAGTTAGATTTAGAAGAAGTAGCAGGTGCGCAAGCAGCAGCGGGTAGAGCAGAGCAACAAGCTGGTCAATATCAAGCAGCAGGGGTTCAAGGAATTTTAGACACAGCTAAAGCAGGTATGACATTTGCAGGTGCGATGGGAGAAGTAAAAGCTGCAAAAGGTGGAGATATGGCACCAATAGAAGCAAGGTTTGACGGTAAGAAAGGATTCCTTGGATTGGGTCGTAAAGATGTAGACGGCACAATGCAAACTAATGTAGAAGCTTTCTTAGAAACCGATGAAGGGAAAGCATTAGGATTAGCTGATACAGACTTTACAAAAACATTTGAAATTCAAAATCGTCCAGCTTTAGATAAAGATGGGCAGCCACAAATGAGTGGTCAAGCTGCATTTCGTGATGCATTTAGACAACAACTAACACCAGCTGGAATAAAAGCATTTGATAAATATTTAAAGGATTTAGCTAATCCTCCTGTTGAAGACTTGTCGGCAGCAGGTGGTTTTGCTGTAACGTCATCAGTAAACTAACAATAAATAACTATGGCAAAAACTTATTACGGATACGCACAAAGAGAAGCAGCAGAAGGAGTAGACTGGAGCGGGGTTGCTCGTAAGTTTACGAACATGCTTGAAATGGAGCAAGAGGCTAGGGAGCAAGACCAGGCAGCACTTGACAAAGCAGATACTGATTTAGCTACTACACTACAAACTGCTCCCAACGGAGAAACTCAAGAGCTACACAACTACATGTTAGACTATGCTAACAACGCTTCTAATTACCAACTTATGTTAAAGCGTTCTGTAGACAATGGGAATATGAGTAAAAAGCAATATACTCAAGCCATCAATAACTTAATGGCTGGAACAAATCAAGCTATATCTTTAGTTACAAAATACAATGACTTTGCTGCAAAACAAGCTGAAAAAATAAAAAACCAAACAATGGCTGGGCAAAAGCTATATGAAAATGAATTGTTAGAAACAATGTTAGATTTTTCTAATACGGCATTATATATAGACCCTGTAACATTTAAAGTTTCACAAGGTAAAACAGTAGACAAAACAGTAGGTACAGGTACGGATAAGAGAACTGTTAGAACAATGTCTACAAATACAGGAGACTTTAGACCTGTTGCTATTATGACTAGGTGGATGGGAGAAGATTATGATAAGTTCGATATGAGTGCTGCTGTTACAGACATAGCAGCAGGTATGGCTACTACTTATGAAACGCTATCTAAAGAGAAAGGTATTAGCGAACAAGACGATGTGCGTCTTAACGAAAATTATAACAACCAATTAGATGCCAGAGTTAACTCATTCTTAGAAGACCCAAAAAATGTTACAAGTTTATTATATGATTACGCTGGTGTAGCAGAGAATGAATTACCGTTTCAATTTACTACTGATGAATCCAAAAAGAACGATGCTAATATGATTTATATTCAGCCTAATAAAAGAGGTGGGTATGATTTAGATTTAGATTCAGCACATGGTAGAAAACTTAAAAAAGCTGCGGCAGAATTATTAAAAGGCGCAGTAGATGTAAAACTACCTAGAAAAATTACACCTGCTAAAACTACTGGGGTTACTTTTGATAAAGATTATAATAACATGTTGAAAGACTTTAGTATGGATGCTCGTAGTGCTGCAAACTGGATGACTCTACAAAACGCAGATAATCTAGAAGAATGGACATCAGCTAAAAATTTCTGGTTAGGAAAACAAATAAAATCTGGAAATGACTTTGTTACTATTGCTGACATCAGAATTAATGATAACAATGATGGTATTGAGTTGGTAATAAACGAGAAAGAAGGTGGTCAAAAAACTATACCTGCAAGCTTCGGTAATAACAGCGCGTGGTTAAACCAAGGAGCAGGCGGGGTGTTACAAGGTATTGACGTGTCAAGTATTTCATCTAACCCTAAATTTAACAAGAGATATATGGTTGGTGATAGAAAGTTAGGAGAAAACAATGTTCCTGTAAACTGGTCTACTCAAGGAACTACTATACAAGGATTAAATTATGAGAATCTAGATGTGCCAACAGACAAAGCTGGGACAGAAGATGAAGTAATTGGAAGTACTCTTGATTTAATTACTAACACTAAAGTCGAATCATCAGAAAATGTAATTACGATTGTTAACACTATATTTAAAACAATACCTGCAAACAATCGACAAATGTTAAGTGACCAAAGTTTATCGCCTGTAGAATATGATGGCACAGAATATACGGAGGTTTATTACCCTGAGTTCATGACAGCTCCTATATATATAAATTCAGAAAACGAAGACCCGAATAAGTTAGATGCAATAATGAAAAAAATGTATGATGCAGCAAGTAAACAAGAATTGTTGAGACCTAATGATTTCAAATCTGTTTTAGGTGATGATTTTGCAGTACAAGAAACTATTATGACGAATCGAATTAAGAAAAAGGAAATTCCAGATTCAGGAAGAAATAAAAATATAGTAAGTTGGAATAAGGGTGATGGTAGATTAATAGTATCTAACAGAATTCAAAAAGATAACCCGTTAGTACCAGCAGATATAGAGATAGCAGGTTATGTTATCGGTGAAAACCCTGATATACTCAAAATAAAAGCAGCTAATCCAGAATTAACTAAAGAACAAATACTTGAGTTATGGGTGCAGGCAGACGAACATTATAGATTATACAATAAATAGTTTAGAGTATGGAAGATTTGAATTTTTCTGACTTATATCAGGTTTTAGAATCTCCTGATATGTTTAATTCTCCCGAGCAATTAACCCAGTTTTTTGGTGGTGACTACTCTGTTGAAGATTTGTATACTGTAGTAAATAAAGAAACTTTTCCCACCCTACAATCTTTTCAAGAATTTTTTGATTTACCTATGACTAATCCAGCAGGGGAAGAAATGGATTTTGCTGAGCAAGACAGGGGTACAACAGGTGTTAAGGATTGGTTTAAAAAAACGTCCGAAAAACTATTGGGTATAAACCCTGATGAAGATGCTAAAGGTAGAGAAAAAACTATTGATAGTATTATAAGTAAAGAAACTGAGAAATTTGAAGAAAAACCAAATCAAATAACTATACCCCTCGATGCCACTTCTCCTATAGCAGGTGCTCCTATAAGAGATTACAGGAATGTAGTAAGAGAAGAAACTACAGAAGAATTTCTCCCTAAGAAAAAAAAAACAAAGAACGATGTTGCTCAAGAATTAAGAACTTCTTTAGAAATAGAATATGACCCAAAAGATTATATTAAAAATTATCCTGCACCTAACGACCAAGGTCTAAACCCTAAAGGTGAGCCTAAATTTGAAACAATGGAAGAATATCAAGCTTTCATTGAAGAAGAAGTAAATGCAGGTCTAAATCAAATAATAGGTTTTGCTGGCGATAAGGGTGAGCAGATATTTGCGTTTGATGCTAATAGTAACGAGGGTTTTCAAAACAATGTATCAACTGCTCTAGATAATGTAGGATTTACAGACACCGAAAATACCACTGAATTAAAACAATATCAAGACGATTATCAACAACGTCTTAGAAACACTATAGGTAAATATGGTTTTTTAATTGAAAAGCCAATATCTTATACCACTGGTATGGGGAGTGTTGAAGAATTTTTTGACCCATCTACACTAACTCTGGATAATGTAAAAAAAGAATTGCAAGGTAAAAGAGAGACAGTGGCTACAAAAAACCCTGACCAATACCTAACTATTACTTCTTTAGATGGAAGCGACCAGTTTAATTTAAATATAGCTAATCCAAGTAAAGAAGAATTAGCTCTGTTTGAAAAGTTTGTTAATGACAAAGCCCGTTTTCCTGAGGAGCCTAACCCTGAGGAAAGTAATATTGCTAAAGCGCTTGATATTAAAGAGGCGAGAACAGGCAAACGTTTTAATTTAGATACTGGAGATTATTCTTCACATAAAATGATAAGTGTTGAAATAGATGGAAAGTATTATGCTATGCCTTCACTGTATCCTAAAGACCCTAACGTACAATCTACTTATGAAGATAGGTGGGTAGAGTTCGACCCTGAAACTCAGCTAGACGAAATTATAGAAATGGCTAATCAAAGAGGAGAAAAGTATGCGTTTGAAACACAAGAAGAAGCAGAAGCTTTTGCTGAAGGGGCATGGAAAGATTACAATACTGTAGACCTAGAAAAAGAAAGATTTTTTCAAACACACGGTTTTGAAGATTATGATGGCATGATGGAAGCTGTTAATGATTATGATGCTATCCGAGACGAAATATTACTCATTAATGAAATTCAAGGAATAGGGAGTTTTAATGATTCGCAGTTTGCAAAAGGAATTGGGAGAGCATTGGGTGTAGATGAAGAAAGATTACTTGCAGCGGGAGGTGATGCGATTCTAGGTGACTACGCTGCCCTAGACCCAAAGAGCAAAGTGGAGATAGGGTACTTTGACCGAGGAAATAACAATACGTTTGTCAAAGGCGAGAAACCGTGGCATGTTATTGGCACACAAATTTATGGCGGTAAAGAACTTATTGTGGATAAAGCAACTATTGACAAATACCCTAAGCTTTTTGGTAAGGACGGCAGGATGAGGCGTGATTGGTCAGAAAGAAAAGTAGAGCTTGAGAAGATGAGAGACAATCTTTACAATATTACACAAGATAAAAACTTTCAAGATGTTAGTTTACAATGGGACTTAGAAGCAGCCAAAAGAAGAGAAGCATATACTGTAGAAGCAATCAACACAAAAAACAATGCTAATATGGGCTTAAAAGCTTTAGACCAATTCAGTATAGAGGCATTTGGTGTTACTTCAAAAGAATTAGAAAACTATCGCTTAAATAATTTAGATAGTCTGGATGAGCAACAGATAGAAATAATGGACTATATAACGTTAGCCAAGGGTGAGCTGGAGGCCCAAAAAATTTATGCTGCTGACCAATACATAGTAAGTCAAACTTATTTAAATTCAAAATCAATAAAAGAAGCAAAGGGTGTGGTTTTAGAAGATTTCTGGCCTCAAGTAAAAAACGAATGGATAACTCGTGGAGAAAGAGGAAAAGCCGCAGAGTATTTGTTAGCAATGTCTCTGTTTAGTGAGAACCCTGTTAAGATGCAAGAGCTTATGGGTATGAGTAGAAAAGAGGTGGCGATAGAAGTTTCTAAACATTTAGAAAACTCTGTAACTAAGAGTGAAGGAATGAGTAAAGAAATGCTGGAGTGGAATAAAGCCAAAGGTTGGACTGAATCAATGAATGTCTTTATGGATAATCCGCTAGATATGGCTGGTTCATTAGCGGCAGGTTCTTTTTCAGAAATGTTACCGTACGGTTTAAAAATTATCCCTGGCTTTGGTATTGTTGGTGGAACTACAGGATTCCTTGAAGCTAAATTGAGACGTAAAAGAGGCTTTAGAACTCGTGGTCAAACTAATTTTGGGCAAAAAGTTATAGGAGCAGGAAAGAAATTAAATCCTAAGGCTTGGGCAAGAGAAAATGCAGATTTAGTTTTAGGAGCACTTGGTGGAACGGTAAAAGGAACAATGCTTGGTGGTTCTGCTACTATATTAGCAATGGAATACACAAACGCTGTGTTTGAAGCAGCTACTGCAAATGGTTATGATATATTTGACGCAGAAGAAATGTTAATGGCAATGAATGACCCTAATGTTTGGAATGAAGGAAGAGACGTAGGATTGGCTAGAGGTATACCTATTGCTGTTGTAGATTATTTAAGTGCACGTACAGCTGGTAAATTATTCATAGGCAAAGAAGGATTATTTAACGCGGGTTCAAGAGCAGAAGCTTGGAGAAGAGCTGGTTTAGTTATAGCAGAAAGAGCTATTGTTGACCCAGCAGCTGAAGCTTATGGTGAATATTTAGCGCAATCTGCTAATGCATTATTAAACGGTAAAACATTTAGAGCTGATGAAATAGCATTAGAAGCTATAGGTGCTTTTGGAAGTAACACTAGTAACGCTGTTATGAATCTAACTATGACTGCTTTAAAAAATGAACACATATTAAAAGCCAAACAAATGGGAGATACGCAGTACTATTCTGGCTCTACATTTAACAACGAACAAACCACTAACTGGGCGAATAATATGCGTAAGCTTGGTTATATTGATGGGAATACAGAAGAAAAGATTCAGAAAAATATTGGGTACAAAAGAGACGCTCAACTGTTGCTGGGATTAGGAGAGAAGGGTGTGGCTAGTACAGATTTGTTGCCTGTGCAAACTAAAATGATGGATATTTTTAATGCTAAAAATCAACTCTCACAGAATGAATTAACAAAACAATTATTTGGAAAACAATTAAGAGTCTTAAACCAAGAACTATCAAACCTTGCTTCAAGGAAACAAGTTGTTGCGGGTGAAGAAACTGAAGAGGCGAATAAAATTGTTAATGAAGTTTTAGGGAGAACAGAAGAAAGTCCAGGTGATTTACAATTAAGCCAAAGCCCCATAGCTGATTTATTTACTAATGACCAAACATTTAACACAGAAGAAATAGCTTTTGATAAAGTTTCTTTGGAAGATATAAAAGAAAAGAGAATTCCAGGAGGCACAACCCGTGATGTATATGATATAGGAAACAATAAAGTTATTAAAATTGCAAAGAACCCTAGAGGTTTACAGCAGAACACATCGTTGAATTACGGGGATTTAAATATACTTGGGCCTTTTGTCCCTAATATATTTGAAAGAGGAGAAGATTATATAGTTGTAGAAAATGTACCTAGAAATGATAAAGCAGTAAGAGAATTTTTAAAACCTTTGCAGAAGTTTTCGCAAACAGATTTTGATAACAGAGGCAGTGAAGTTCAAGAAGTAATGGAGGAAATGGGATTGTCAAATTTTTTTAATTACGATGTGTTGTGGAATGATTTTAAATCTAGAAGAAACTGGGGTCAAAGAGAAAACGGAGAGTTTGTATTAGTAGATGAAGGTGCGTTAAATAAAAATGTAACAGCTAGGTCAGAAGTTCCTGCTTGGGCTAGAGAAGACTGGGCAAATATTAAAAGAAGAAGAAAAGGAGACGGGGGTGTTCAATTAAGTCAGGCTGTTGCTCCTTTAGAAAACACGCTACTTGACTATCAATACGACAAAGAAACTGGTTATTTTCCTTCTACTATTGACAACGTTCAAAAACTTGAAATTATTGTCGAAAGATATGGATATGATTTAATATCAACCCAAACAGAAAGAGGTGAACAAGCTGGATACTATTTAGCACCTGTAGGTTCCAGAATAAAACAAGACCCATTCAAAGGCAAAGAATTAACTAGAGTACAAAGACAAGAGCCTGATGCTAGTCCTGAAACTAGAGAAGAACTTGTAGGCTTGTTACAAAAAGCTTTCCCAGGCACGCAGGTATACGACAACCAAGAAGAATTTGAAAAAGCTCTTAAAGACCCAGGTGTAGTTAAAAGAACTACTAAAGATGGTTATGTAGCTTATGGAGCTACCCGTGATGGTAAAATATATTTAAACCCTGATGATAAAACATTAGAACTTCCTATCCATGAATTTGGCCATATATATTTAGACTATTTAAAATCAAAGCAATCGGGTGCAAAAGGAACAGCATTATATAAGAGAGGATTACAGCTTATTACATCTACAGAAGATGGAGAGAAAATATACAATCAACAAGTAAAAATATATGGCGAAGGAGACCAGGCTAGGGAAGAGGCTTTAGTTATATATATAGCGCAAG